TTGCTATTTGCCATTTTCTATTTTTTTTAAGTAAGTCTTTAATTTAACTATGTTGACTTCTTTGGGTTTGTAATTCTTTTTCATATAAACCAACCTGTGTAATTATTTTGTGTGTCCGGGTTCATATCTCCATTTGAATTTGTGTTGTATTCCGGAAATAAACTACTATTATTACTTATGTAGTTAATAAATCGTTCTGTGTAGTGTTGCGCTATTTGTGTTTCTTTTTCTACTAAAAAATCAACTTCGTTTTTATCTACGTTTGTACTATTTTCGGAATTATGTTTGTATATTCCTTTATTGCTAATTGTATAAGCGGCAAACGGCAAATAATACTTCATTGCTAAATGAATTAACATTGGCTTTAAATAGACGGTTGTAAGCGTTAAATAATTACCTGCTAAAGTGTTTGCTATTATGTCCGCTTTTATCTTGTTTAACAACTGCGTACCGGTGAAATTTTGTAAATCTGTATCCTGCGCAATCTTGACAAATTGAATATATTTATCAACGTCAGTATTTGCATTTAATGAAGTGTATTTTACGACGTCTTGCCGTGTTATTAAAAGTGCTTCCATTATCTTGTTATTGCTCTTGAAGGTTGTGGATTGCTTGGTAAAAATCCGTAATTTTCCATATCTACCGGACGTTTTGCAACTAGTTCGGGGTTTACAACTATGTAGCCACTTATCGCCGCTTTTAATTGTCCTATTTGCTTTGCTTCGTTTATATTAATTCCTTTTCCTAAAGGAACAACATAAACTTGTTTATTCCAACGGTGGTAACAATTGCCTCCGCCTTTGTAGAGCCAAATATCGTATGTTGCCGCTCCCTGCGGTCCCCAACCGGGGTTAACAGATTGGTTTTTCATTGCTAAAATATCTTCTTTTCTGTAAACTTTATTCGCCATTATCATTTGACCGCAAAAATCTCTTGTTTTTAAATCTATTGCGCCAACATATTTGTAACGAACAATAAATTTCATTTGTTTAATTATCTTATCTTGTTCGCTAGTTATATTTGGTCGTGCGTCACCTGTGTAAGAAAACAAATTAACAACTTTAGATAAAAAACTTTGTTTTGGCTCTTTACTCAATAACTCGTTTTCTTCTTCGTCTGTGTCGTAGTTAACCTCTTTTTCATCTATTAAAACCCAATTTTCTTGTGGTTCTTCGCCTAAATCAACTAAAGCGTTTTTGTGTTTGCTTAATTCAGTTCCTGTTTCTTCAGCAACTTGTTCTTGACTTTGTGCGTTTTCTAAATCTGTAAACTCTAAAGGTTGCAACGTTCTAAAAAACAACTTTAAACTTATGTCGTTAAACGCTAAAATGCTATCAATTGCCTCTATTATTTCTTCTTGGAACGGTTTAATTACCATATTGTCAAACAAAATACTAGAATTTTTTAATTCGTCTGCATTTGAACTAAAGCCGTTTGTTGAAGCAACGCCAAATAACAAAGGACTTGTAACATTGTGTCCTAGCATAATTTTTTTTAAACATTCTTCGCTCAAAAATTCATAATGGTTTGGCGCGTCATTGAGTGGTATATCGTCAATAGTTGTTTTGCTTTCTGCATTGTTATTAAACGCTACAATTACTTTTTGACCGTTAGAACCTGTTAATTTGTCTAAAACTTTATTTGATATTATTTGTTGTTGCTCATCAGTCGGAACACCATTTGAAAAATTAACAATTTTAGTTCCCGAAAAACCGTTTAAAACCTCGTTTATTAAATATTCGCCTATTTGTTCTTCGAGTAAACAATACGGTAAACAACCTTGATAATCAACATAAGAGTAATATTTCATTCCAACGGAATAAGGTTTGGAAAATAAAATTTCTACGTTGTCTTTTGACGTTCCAAAACTTGCAAAACGTATCGGCTCAAACTTCTTGTAATTTACCCAATCGTCCGAATAATAATAACCGTTTATTTTGCCGTCTTTGTCGCATTTTTCCGCTCTTAATAAATTAACGGGTATATGATACGCTTTTAATATTTTTGTGTGTTTTTTGTCATAATGAACTTGTATAGCAAATTGTCCAAATAGTTTCCTATCTAAAACGATTTTTCTTATATCGTCTTTATGAATTAAAGCCATTAAATGCGCGTACTCGTTCGGCTTTTTTGAAGCGTCCAAGGCGCTTAAACCTTTTCCGTAAATTAAACGCGCTATGTTGTTTATTATTGCTGAATTTGTCGTTGAACTTGTATAACGGTCAATTAAATATTGAAAAAAATTATTATCGTCGCCGTATTCTACCCAATTTTCGCGATTTGCTTCTTGAATTATTGGCGTTGTGTAACCGCTTAAATTTAAAACGTGTATATTACTCATAAACTATAAATTCGTTTGTTGTTGAATTACTTACATATTGGTTATTGTTAACCGAGAATGTAACTAATGATTGTGCGGTGCAAAAAATTCTATCTTTAAAAATTATGCTTGTACCTACTCTCAAAACTAAATTGTAAAAATGTCCTTCTATTAAGCCAAACGTTGCGGTAATCGTGTTAATATAGTTACCTATCGTGCTTGACGTTATCGCGACTTGTGTTGTTATGTTCGTTTGTTCGTCTGTTATTTCCATAATATTAAATGTATTATTTCTTGGAATAAAACTAAACGTTTGCGGTGTAACTGAAGGTGTTAAAACTATCATACATTAATAATTAAAAATTCGTGTTTTTGTTCTTTTTTGACAAAAAAAAAGCCGAACTATGAAGAACGGCTTTAAAAATAATTTTTTTAAGTATTAAGTAGTAATAATTTGTGAAGTGTTTCCTGTTACTAGTTTAATTTCAGTTGCTCCATAAGGAGAATTTACGTTAATATGGTTCGCAGGTATTGGCTCCATTCCTTGCAAAGTCATAGTGTAGCCAACTAAATCGCCAAACGCAGTTCCGTTTGAAATAGTTCCTGTTGTTACATCCATTCCGTTTTCGTAACCCGCAAGAAGAAATTTATTACTATTCGTGTGAATAATAACTTGTGGTCGTCCAAAAGCCAAAAGTTTCATTTGTCTAGTTTGTGTTGCAGTCAACCCTTTTGTTGTAAAAGTTAAAGTTTGTTCAACAAATGTAGTTCCGTTTTCTCTTGAACTAGTAATTGTTTGCTCAAAAGAATTTGCGCCTTTTAATTCGTATTTATACAAACTTGTATTTAAAGGTGCTAGTGTAATTGTGTTTAATTGGTCGCTTGTATCGGGTGTTTGTCCGAAATTCGCAAGAGGTTGTGTTAATAGATTGCCCGAATTGATAAAATAAATCGCTTTAATTCCTCCAACATTCGATTGGCAATCGTCAAGTAATCCGTGGGATAATAACTCGCAGGCCATAAAATTTTTTTTTAAATGTTAATATTGTAAAGCGGAATTTTTACACTCCGCTTTTTATTTTAATTTATACTCCGTAAAGAACTAAATCAGCACCAACTCCGATTTGAACACCTGCATTGTAACGCATAATAACACGATAGTTTAAACTTCCGTCTATTGGTGACATATCAATTGTTTGAACGATATTTTTATCGTTTAAAAGTCCGCAACCGAAATAAAGGTTATCAGTCGTAGTTGCTATCATATTGTCGTTTCCTAAACCGTTAGCCATAAAAATAGGAATTCCGTCAAACGAAAGAGAACCGTTTGTGTACCATTGCGTTCCTTGTGCGTTTGTTCCATTTGCTCCTAAACCTGAAGCACCAAAACCACCCAATGCGCGTACATACAATTTTGCAATTTTTTGTGAAACGTAAAGTTTTAATCCTTCTTTTCCGTAAAGTGCTGCCGGGATTGCGTCAACAACTTTCCCCATTTCAGCGATAACTACTGAAGCGTTCATATTTGCACCCACTACTCCCGTTACATCAATTACGGTTCCGTCGTTTAGTGCTAAAGTTTTGATACTATCAAATGTACCCGCTCCATCGGAACCTGTCCAAATGTTTGTTTCAGTTGCCGCGGCAACTTTTGCCGAAACGTGAGCGATTAAGAAATCGTCAAATGATTTAGGCATAGTTCCGTAAGAAGAATAACCCATTTCGGCCGCTTGCCAAGTTTGCATTAAGTCGCCCTTGCACAATTGGATATTAACTTGCAGTTCTTTTGTTTTTAATACTTTTTCAGTAAGTGTTACGGTTCCTGCTCCTGTTTGAAAATCGCAGGCCGCATTTGCGACAATTGGACCCGTAGATAAATTTTGTAAAACTTGTTTGTATGCGACATTTGGTAAAATTGTAATTCCACCATTGTCTAATGTTGGTGCGCTTAATAAAGAGGCGCTTAAATACTTACCTGCGAATGTACCCGCGTAAGTTGATCCTGTTGTAACCGGATTTGCCATTTTTTAAATTTTTAAGTTGTTAATATTATTTGTTAATTTTTTCTAAAATTGTATCCATTAATGTTTTTGGTCTATTACTTCCAAATTTCATTTGATTTACTTCGTTTTTATTTTCGGGGTTAAAAGAAATTGGGTTAACTTCTGCTAGTTCGGTTACTTCTGTTGTAACTGCGTCAACTTTAGATAAGTTTTGTATTTGTGCTTTTAACTCTTTATTT